TTATTTATCGTCTTTAAATCCTGCATTTTCTGTACTAGGATTATTAACTAATCCCAACAATATAACTATTCCTAAAATACTATTAGAAACTTCTGTATAATTAGAAGGCAATATATCTAATCCAAAACTTTGACATAGCATTGGAATTAATGCTATTACAGAAACCCATAACATTTTATTTTTTAATCTATTTTTTATATCCATTTTCCCATCCCTTTCTATATAGTAACTCTATACTGACTCTATATTAACTATATACTTACTTAATACTTTCTATATACTTACTTGCTGCAAACTCTGTATTCTTACCCCAAATATTATCTTCTGCTAATGCTTTACCATTTGCACCTAGAAAATTATATTTATTAAGTAATTTTTGTAAATCTAAAACTTTATTATCCTTTTGAGGAACAACAACAACTTTCTCTTTAACTTCTTTACCAGTTATACCAAGCACTATTGCTCTTGCTAATTTATCTGCATTATATAAAGCCATATCTACATTACTATCGCAAAAACATGGTTCTATGATAACGCAAGGTGAATTTGTATGTTTTAACATATATAAACCTCTTCTATCTGCATAAGCACCACGATTGCCAAAACCTAGTTTAACTATTTCTGCATTAATTTTTTCTGCATATTTCTTGCCTGTCTCACTAGAGGGATAATAAATACACTCCGTTCCATGAGCCTTTCCATTAAATGCATTAACATGGCAATCTATAGTAAGGTCATATTTTTTCTTATTCTCTTCTTTACACCTATCAGATAAATAACTTGCCCCTGTATCTTTGCTGATTACATCTACAGTATGCCCTTGCTCTTTTAAATATTTTACAACTAAAGGCGCATATTCTCTAATCATATCAAATTCTTTTCTAATTCCTACTGCACCTTCATTTTTAATATGTCCATAACTTACTGCTATTAACATTTATATCATTTCCCTTCTATTATAATTTACTAAAAATGTATGTAAAAACAGGGATTAGAATTGTAATAAACAAGCCTAGTCCCCACTTTATCGTACCAATAAAATCTCTATTCGATTGTGCTAAATCTTTAATACTGCTGCATAACTGTTCTATCTGCGTTTCTTGTCTAATTGTTTCTTTTTCTGTGCATCTAATTCTGCTTTCGTGATCTTCTAGTTTTTCCACGATATCATCTCTTTCCAATTACTACCACCTCTGTCTTATTTAATTTATGCCAATTCTATTCCACTCACATAATAATTAACTTCACCGCTTGCTTTAATTGTTTCTGTATTTGCTATTACTAATGCAAGATGTATAATTATTGTTTCTTTTGCTTGAATGTCTACATTATATACTTGCATATCTGCAAATTTTATAGTTGCATTTTTCGCAGTAGAAACATTTGTATTATGCAAAATTATTTCTTTAATAATAGTTGTTTTTGTTGCAGTAAATAATGTAGTTTCTGTTGTTCCTAGAGTTCCTTTTGCTAATCTTTTAATTGTGTCCACACATTACACCCCCATATATTTTAGATATTTTATTCTAGTTAATTCGCTTTCTACTGTGTCTAAATCTGTTTGAGATGCTTTTAAACCTATCAAATTTAGTATAGTTGTAGAAAAATTAGGGTCATTTCCTAGTGCGTTTGCCAACTCATTTAGTGTATCAAGTGCAGAAGGAGAACTGTCTAATAATTCATAAATAGCGTTGTCTGTATATGAATTTGCATTGCTTTCTGCTGTATCCCAAATATTTTTATCGTATGTAGTAACATGTATATCTGTACTGTTTAAGTGATCTGTAATTATATCATCTGAAACCGTTAAATCACTTTGAATTTCTTCCACTTTACTTTCTACTGTAGATACTCTACTTTCTGTACTATTTATAGAAGTTGCTAAAGTGTCTACATAATCACCCAAATAAATTTTTGTATATTTATCCAACAATACATTTTTAGTAGTTTTAATAATCCTCGCTGATAAATCTACGTTGAATATTTGATGTCTAATAATAACTGTATCGCCAAGATTTAAGTTTAGCATATCTTTAAATTTAGCATATTCTTGTGTATTTTTTAATTCTGCAAAATCTACCTCATATGATACATTAGGTATATCAATACTTCCCCACAACTTTTCAGCTTCATTTTTCAACTCTGTTTTGGTAACTACGTCGAAACTATATTCTTTTGTAAATGTAATGGGGTAATCAGCAATTCGTGGACTTTCTAAATAAATCTCGTCTAATTCTAAACCATCTTTGCCTACAGGGTGCATTTTAGTACAAAGCGTTGAATAATCTATCTTTTGCTTAAATCCAATAATATTTTTTGCATAAGATATTAAATATCCCGTGTTAGTACCTAAATTTTCTTTAATGCTTATATTAAAATTATCTCTGTAAAGTTCTCCACCCCAACGACTTAATATTTTGTCGAATATACCTTTAACGGGGTTTTCTCGAATAAAATAAGCTGTATTATTACCCAAATTACTACAAGTTGTAATAGTAAATCTAGGGTTTATTGCTGTGCATATTTCTAAAGCTTCTTGTACTGTTTTGGTGTCTGCTCTAGCATCTAAATTAAAATCATATAACAAATCATAGAAAATGTGTTTTGCTTTAATAATAATTGTAGCACCATTATTTTGAGTATTTTCTAAATAAGGAACTCTAAAAAGTTGTCCATCTGCTTTAATAATTGCTAATGATTCAATTCTTTTGTATTTCTCTCTTTTATCTCTTGTAACTTCTAAATCTAAATAATAATCTCCATTCAGCTCTTGTGTTATTTCTGCTTTTGTAACTATATCGTCTATTACACCTAGTCCATTGTTTTCAAAATCTGTTGCAAATGGTGAATATAATATTATCAATTTCTCACCTACCTTAGCTTTTTAAGCTGCTGTTCTTCTATATGCAATTTGTATTGCTTCTGAATTAATTTGTGCATATATTTGTGTTGTGCTTGGGTTCTCGTGTCCCATTAAAGCTTGTAATACAGTTAATGGCATACCTGCTTATAATTTTAATGTGGCGAATGTATGTCTTAATAAATGTGGATATATTGCTTTATTTATTTTTGTTCTACTAGCAACATTAGATATTTCTTTTTGAATACTTCTATTACCAAGTCTAGCAAAAGAGCCTTTAGTAGCAATAAAGAGTGCATTACTTTCACCTTTTCTACTTTGCAAATAATTCTTTAATAATAATTTTGCCTTGACTGAAAAATAAACTTTTCTCTCTTTATCCCCTTTTCCAATTACCCTCAAGGACATTTCGCTCCAATTAATATCTTCCACATTTACATCTCTTATTTCTGATAACCTACAGCCTGTGCTATATGCAAATTCTACTAATGCTTTCTCTCTATCTGTTATACAAGCACTTCTTAATAATTCCAATTCTTCATCTGTTAAAGCTTCTCTTAATCTTTTACTTACTTTAATAGTATTAATTTTATCCATTGGATTTTTTTGAATATATTCTTCTCTCTGCAACCAGTTAAAAAAGCTTTTTAATACTGAACGAATAGTATTAAGTGATGTATTTTTAATAGTTTTAGATTTCCAAGCCAAATACATTCTAATATCTGCTGTATTTATTGAAGAAACTGGTTTATTAATTTTATCTGAAAAGCAAGTTAGGACATTGATATAGTTATCTAGTGTTCTTTGGCTTAATCCATCTAATCTTTTAATTGCTATGTAATAGTGAATTTTTTCATATAAATCTGATACTATTAAGCTTGTTTCTTTTGTTGTTACATCGTATAGATATAACACTTCCTCAATTACACCTCTTAACTTTAATTGATCTGTTAAATTCAAATCTGTTTTACCTAGTATTTTTATTATTACCTCTTCATTACAATTTTTATTTTCCCCCATGTGTTTCCCCCTAAATTAAAGAAACCCCTAACAATTTATGCTAGGAGTTCATTATTTTTATTTTATTTTTATAACTCTATTTCTTGTCTTAGTTAGTTCGTCTTATTTATCTAAGTCGTATTAAACTGCCGAAAGAACAACATTTGATATTTTAGCAGCTGTTTGTCCCCATGTAAAACCAATATAAAAATCTCTTATAACGTCACTATTCGTTACGGTTCTGACCACCCCACCATTTACTTGAACTGATATTGTGGTAGCAGTAAATATTATTTCTATATTTAAAGGTACACTAACTGCCATTGGCGTAAAACTATTTCCCCACGCTGCACCACTTACCCCTGCTGCTGTTCCGTTTAATACCTCTGTAATACCAATAAATCCATCTTGTCTAAAATAGATTTGATAGGAATTTGCCATATCTTCTGCTACAAATCCATGCGAAGCTCTATAAGCACCAACACCATTTGGACCGATTGGAAATTCATCACAGTTTGAAAAATGAAATCCGACATTTTTAGTAGTCGTTGCATTTAATACTTTTGGTGTGATTATTGCATTTAATTTAAAGCTGTTATTTGTTAATTTTTTAGCAACATAAGTACAATAATCAAGTGTGTTAGATGATATTTCTGATTCTTCAATTCCATCACCAACCATTTGGTATTTTACTTTTTCGTGAATAGTGTCTACTGCCCATTCTTGATTCAAATAAATGTTTGAAAATGGTATCGTGAAGGGCAATCCCATTTGAGTTGTTGCAATTGTCCCATCTAAATAACTAGGATTTTTACACATTATACTATCTACACCTAAAGCAATATATTTATTATTTACTAATTTATTTTTAACAACTGATACATTAACTTTTAACCCAACTGCATGAGCTTCCGAAATTTTTTCCTTCATTTGTAACAATTCAGACCCAAAGAAAACCCACTTATAACCACTCGAAACATAATAGTCCATGCTTTTAGACGTATTATAAACCGTTCCACATTCAATTGATGAATCTACAGAGTGCACATTAGTAATATCGGGTATTGTATATGCTCCAACTATTACATTGTTTTGTAAATTATATTTAACAATCATTTGAGCAACAAGTATTGTTGATATACCACCTGCTAAGCTCTTAATGTCTAATAGATAAATTTTACTTTTACCATATTTTTTAAAAACATTTTCAAGTGTTGGTATTTTTTCATCAATAAATTTTTGATAACCATAATTAAAATTTAGTTGCATTAAGTCATCATAATACATATCTGCGATAAATCCTACACCATTTGAACATCTATCAACGGTATCATCATGACTTAATACTAATATATTATCTTTTGTTTTCAAAACATCAAGTTCTAAGGCATAATTATATGATTCAACACCAATATGTCCTGTTTTTGTGTTTTCAGGGTATATTTGTTCTATAGTCCCCCTATGACACATATATTTATCCATATTTAACAAATCAACTCTTGATGTATCTGTTAAATAGTTTATTGCATCTGTTTTTAAAGCAGATTTAAAAATTGTACCATTTCCAATACCAGTACTTTGAAACTGGACAGCTTGTGTCCATACTGTTCCACTCCATCTATACGTATATCCATCTTCTACAACTAAATATAAACCCTCTGCACCAGTTGGGTGAGCTGCTTGTAATAAAGCTAAAGTATCATAATTCCCTTCTAGTTTTAATTGTCCTAAAGCATTTAACTCAACTTTGGTCGCCTTTTCTTCCAAAGACGAGCTAACCGAAATTAATTCTGCTGTGTTATTTGCTATATTTGTTGTGTTAGTATCAACATTTGCCTTATAAGTTTCGTATTCTGCGAGACTGCTTAAAGCACTTGTCAAAGCAATAAAATCATTCAAACTTTCAATAGCTTCACCATCGACCAAACTTTCATTAACCGTAAAATTAAATCTTGCACTAGACACTCTTTCATTATCAGCACCAAATACAATTATTTCTGCTTCAACTAAACCTTTTGCAGAAACCATATCATCAGTTAATTCACATTTTACATTTCCATTTGTTGCATCAACTATAGTAATTTTATCCAAGCTACTAATAAAAACTGTAGTTCCATCAGATTTTTTTGCATAGAGATAAACTGTATTTGTTAGCAAGTCATAAGCCTGTCCATCTTGTGTGAGTACAATATCTAAAACATTGCTCTTGCTATCACCTTGCGTAAATTTTATATCATATATTTTTTTTTGCTTCATATCTAAATTAAAACTATAACTTTTTTGTGTTATCATTTTTATTATCAACCCCTATAAATAAAAATAGTGCCTAATAATTAAACACTATTTATATCTTAAATTTAATTGTATTTCTATTTTTGTTACTGTTCCTGCATAACTAATTGTGTTTTCTCCAACATGCAAAAGAGGAAAATCACCATTCATATCAGCATTTTTTAATTCTGTATCTTTGTAACATTCCAATAAATCACTATCAACAATCACATATTCATCAACATTTGTTAGATTAAAAGTATTATTATTAATTGTGATATTAATATTACCTTCTCCAAAAACCTTTATAATAGGCTTACAAGTAGTTGTTCCATTATTGTAAACCGTAGAATTACTAGAGGTTAACGTTATAATAGATGTGCTTAGATCCCTTTTAAAAGGTTGGCACTCAAATTGAATTATGATGCTATGCCAAATGTTAAAAATTTCTTTAAAAGAAATAGAATTTATAATTGTAGCGTCATAAACTTTATATTCTTCATTAGAAAAAGTCACTTCACCGCTACCATCAAGCCAACTAGAAATATAATCTATGTCTGCATTAGCCTTTAACGTACATTCAACCGTTTTTACAGTTCCTCTATAACTACCTAAATCTTCCGTCAAAAATCCATCTCTACCTTCTATTTCAATTTTATTTATGTCCTTTTGTGCTTTCATCATATCAGGTAGTTTAATTACTACAATTCCATCAATATCTCTACTATCAATCCCATTAAAAATAAAATAAGGTAGTGCCATATTATGCACCCCCTTTAGCTAAACTATTTTGTTTTCTGTAAGACTCTAACTCTTCTGCAAATGCTTGCACATCTTCTTTTCTGTTGTTAATAAATTTATCTATTTTTATAATTATATCTCCACCACTCTTAGAATTTTGTCCATCCTTATAAGCCATTTCAACAGTTTTATCATGGGGGTATATTTTACTATGATTTGGAAGTTCTACTATCTCTCCGCCCATTTCATTTATCCCTGCTAATCCACCTTCAAAATCATCTGTTCCTTTTGCATACCAATCTACGCCAAGTTTTGGAACGCTTGGAGGTGCTAAACTAAAGCTTCCATTTATTTTAAAATGTGGCATTTTAATATGAGGTAAACTAATATTCAAATTGCTAAAGAATCCTTTTATTTTATCTATTTGCCCTTTTACAAAATCTACTGCTGCTCCTATTGGAGACATTATTTTTGCTTTAATGTCATTAAATTTAGAACTTACAACACCTGCTAAATTTGATAATGCTGCACTCGCAATGCCTCCAAGTGCATTAAAAATATTAGAAAACGTTTCTTTTATTACTGTTAACCCTAATTTTATTACATTTTTTATCATATTAAGTCCGCTGTTTATAATATTATTAAGAAAACCCATCACACCACTAACAATATTTTTTATTGCTTCCCATGCACCTGACCAGTCACCCTTTAAAATAGAAGTAAACAATTTAAATATGTTTTTAATAATATCTAAAGCAAATTTAATATTATTCGTTATAAAATCCATGTACTTTTTAACAATAGCCATTATTTCAGCACCATGATTTTCCCAAAATGCCTTTGCAAATACAATAAATGCTTTTATAAATTCTGTAATAGCTGTTATAACTTCCATTACAGTAGTTTTAATAGAGTTCATTTGTGTAGCATTTTCTGTTGCGTAGCTTGTTATCGCTGTTTTAACATTGTTTATTATTCCAATTACAAAATTAAACGCAACTCCAATAGCATCCATTGTTGCGTTTATTACTGTTTCAATTTGTTGCATGTGGTTGCCTATGTATTGTGCCATAGTGGTAAACGCTGGAAGAAACCTATTTCCAATATTAACTGCTATATCTTCAAATCTGCCCTTAATATTTCTCATTTGATTGGCATATCCTTGGCTTGTTTTTTCAGCATCACCTATAGCATTTTTGCTTTGGTCTAAAGCTATCTGATACCTAATTTCCATCTTTTCAGATTCAGATAATGCTTGTATATTATCTCCAAGACCCATAGAACGAGCCTTTTCTTTCATAACAGTTTCATTTATTACTATTCCCATCGCTTTTAATGACTCTGTTTCCCCCATTAAACCTTTTCTAAGACGTTCAACACCTTCTGCTGCCCCACCTTGCAAATTTTGAAAACTTGCCAAGTCTGTTCCCAATCCTTGTATCTTCGTTGCAAAATCAAAAGCACTATCAGAACTCATTCCAAAACCCGTCATCATGTCTTGCGAATCAGCCATCATACCTTTTATTTCTGTTCTAGAACCTCCAACTTTATCTTGAAAATTCTTTGCCCAGTCTTCTGCACCTTTGTTCAGAGAGCCGAAAACAGTATCAAATTTACTCTGCATTTCAGCAGCATCACTAGCAGCTGTCAAGGAATATTTACCTAATTCTAGTATTTTCTTACCTATTGCCAATGCACCAATTGTTTTTACAAGTTTACCAAAAGTTCCATTACTTTTTTCTGCACCCTTTGTTACATTGTTTATTTTATTTTCAGCATTATCATCTCTTATCGTTATATCGCCAAAAAGTTCAAATAATTGCATTTTTATTTCTCACCTACCTCAATTTATTTGTCCATTCTACATTATTAGATTTTGCTGTCATAAGTTCTGCTTTATTTATTATATTTAGCTTTGTTTGCTCGTCTATTTTAATTTCACTTTTTTTCTTAGTTGTTGTTACTTTGTCTCTGTATTCTTCAAAAGAGATAAAATTATCTTTACCCATATTTTGGTATAACATCAACCAAGCCGAATATATTCTATCTTCTTTTTCTTTCTTTATTTGCGAATAATACATATTAATAAAATCTTCTATATCCATATCTAGCACAGATTGCACATCGTTATATGTGCTGAAAACCTTATTTTGCATTGAAACTATATCATCTATCTCAATGCAACCGTAAAAACTTTATTAAAACTTTCTGATTCAAATAATTCTTGCATTAATTCTATAAATTTATCAATTTCCATGTTTTGTATATCTTTAGCCTTTTGTTCAGTTATTTTAGCGAGAAAAGCATATAAATCTTGTTCAGCATTATCAATATTCTCAATTATCATCATTATTATTTCAAACTGTGCTTCTTTTTTTGCTAGTATAATTTCATTGTCAGTTTTACCTTTTATATCTTCTACGTTAGAAAATAAAATTTGTTTTAATTGTTGCTTTACATTCATTTTTTTTACTATCTTTGCTATTGTAAATAAATCTGCTGTAACTATATTCCTCATTTTTAGTTCCTCCAAGTTTTTTATAATAAAAAAAAGACTAGATTAATTCTAGTCTTAGTTCAAATATTTAATTTTCCAAGGTTCGCAATTTGGTGTTAATGGATCAAAAGTAGCTGTCAACTCAACATCTGCAACAATTTCTTCTTTGTCTTTAAATTTCATTTCCAAATCCCCTAACCCTGTTGCGTTTTCTATCATAATAATTATTTCTTTCCCTGCTTTATCTGTTCCAACAAAAGCCACGTTATCAATATAATCGCTTAATACCAAATCTTCCGTTGCTGTTATTTCTGTATATGTATCAACTACTTTACTTTCTAATCCCGCAAAGAACTTAGTCATATTTGTTTCAATCAAATTTAAAGCACCAAAAGACATAGTTATTTCTACACTTTCTTTAATGCTCATACCCTTTTCTTTACCTAATGCACCGTTTCTTTCAATATCGTGGTATTTAACCTTGCGATTAAATTTTCCTTCACCTTGCGTAGAACCAACTAAACTTTCAGTCGCAAGACCGAAATCAAAATAAATAGCACCAGAGCCTAATAATATTTTATCAGCCATTTTTTTTACCTCACTTTATTCGTATTTTTTTATTACGTATTTTAATTTTCTACGTTTTATTATCGTTGTATCGTTCTCATTTGTTTCGTCAAGATAGAATTTCCAAACATTTTGTCTGTATATTATGCAATTCAAATCCTCATCATTATAATTTAATCTATTTAAAGCATTGTCTATTGTATTTACTATTGTTTCAATCTCAACAATACTGTCATTGTTAGAAAATATATCTATATCTATTTGTATATCTTCTCTATATTTTTCAAACTCAAATACATTTTCAAAGTTCAAAATAATTGAAGGGAATACAGTTACAATGCTAGGTTTAGCATTATATATTTCTACATTTTTAAGATTCATTTCATCGAATTTAGCATTTAATAATTTATATAAATCTAACATTATTCTTCCCCCCAATTCTTATTTGCAATTTCTTGTATTGTGCCTAAATTTTCTGTATATGCTGGTGTCCAATGTGGTTGTGCTTGCTGTTTGCTTGTACCAAATTCAACATAAGCATCATATTCAACATCAGAACCCACTCTAACTGTATCATTACTTATAACCTCATGTGTTTCTCTTCTACGCAAATCACCTGTCAGAACTGGTGTCCTCATTTGTGCTTCTGCTACCACTAGAGAGCCTATTTCTTCAAGTATTTGCCTTTTCCTTCTATCTATTTCTGCTAAAACTTCATCTGTAAAATTATTAAATGTCATATTCTATTCACCATCGCTTCAATATAATCTTCCCAAATAATAGTAGAAGTTATAAGATAATAGTTAGAATTATAAAAAATAAAATTACCTTGTTTAATATTAGAATTAATATTAGCAAAAATTCTATTAGTACAAGAAATATCAAGTCCATAATCCCTAGAAGCAAGAGTAGACGAATAAGGTTGCATATCACATTCAATAGTATCAATTACAGTTTTAGTTTTTACTCTATCGCCATATTCATTTTTTGTATAAGTTTCATTACAAATATCCACCATATAATCATAAAACATAGTCTACCCCCTCAGAATAACCAAGGGAACGGGTAACATATTAGCTACAAAAGCAGGGAATACAACATCTGCATAAGTTACACTTCTACTACCTTGTGCCATAGATTTTATGTTTTCTTTACCTTTTATACGGTACATATATACAACTAACTCTTCTATAGCATCCACATAGTTAGATTCTATTTCTTCTAAAGTCTCATTTGTATTTAGATATTGCTTAATCATCTGTTTTGATTTTCTAATATAAATGTTCAATAATTCATCTTTAGAATAATCTGTTATATCTAAAATTATTTTTACTTCTTCTAATATATCCATTTATAACACCTCTACTTTTTAGTAGTAGATTTAGTTTTCTTTTTAGTAGTAGTTGTTTTTTTAACCTTTTCTACAGTTTCAACTTTTTCTACTACTTCATTTTTTTCTTTTTCTTTTTCTCTATGTCTTCTAATTAACATTTAATTCAACTCCATTAAAAAGAGAGGGATTTACCCTCTCAATTAATTATTTTGCTAAGTATTTTACACACTTAGACTCGTCACTCAATACTGCTACATAATGTTCGTCTGCACTAATTACAGTAGTTTTCGCCAATATATCTCTGTCAGTTTCAACATTTACATCTTTTTTCAAGTAGATTGTTAATGCTCCTGCTTTAACAATTAAATTAGAATATACACCTGCTGCTACTGGAACTTTAGCACTTGCAACAACTTGGCAACCTGCTATTTCACCAATAACACCTGTCATTATTGTGTTATCGCCCATTTGGGAAGCTTTTATAAAGTTTTCATCTTTTCTTAAAGTGCCTTTTTGAAGTGGGTGTATAAATAATACTTTTGTTTCATCGTCTTCTTCTTCAAACTTATCTATAGCATCAACTATACCTGTATAAGAAATAAAGTTTGCAGAATCGTCAGAAACTAAAGTTGTAGAAACTAATGCTGTTACACAGTCAGCGTCTACTTTAGCTGTAATAGCTTTTTCCAATTGTGCTTCTGCTTCACCAACCGGATCTCCGTATCCACTTAATGCAGATTCATCTGTAATCTCTACTGCTTTACCTGCTTTCTTAACTGTTGCTTGTGTAGAAGATGCTGTTAATACAGTTGTACCCATTGCAATACCTTCTGCTACGTCTTCTGCGTCTCCAATATAAGCAAATTTAGGAACTGTAATAGTGTTTCCTGCTTGTCCTACTAAAGTTGTATCAATTGTTGCTAAAGGTGCGAATTTAATTTTATTTGGAAGTGTTGCAGAAATCATATCTGCCATAACCTCAGGATTTACTAAGTTTGTTAATGTTGTTTGTGCCATTTTTAATTACCTCTCTATATGTTGTATAGTGCTTATTTATAGACTAGCCCGAAAGTCAATTTTTATTTGTTTAATTCTTTATATAGTTCAGGATTAGAAGTCATAAACTCGACTCTTTCTTTATATCCCATTTTTAATAATTGTTCTTTTGTCATTTTCCCACCACTTCCACCAGTAGGAGGAATATGTATGTTACTTTTTATTTTGTTCTCTACCCTTTCAGATAAAGATGTGTTAAAAATTTCTTCAATTGAATTAATGTTAGCTAACGTATTTTCTTCACTGTCAGCAACTAAAAACTTTGCTAACGTAGAAGGCAACTTCTTACTATTTAAAGATTCTAAAGCTTTATTTGTTAAATCCTTACGTAAGGATTCAGATTTCATTTGTTCTATTTCCGCTTTTAATTGTGCCATTGCAGTATCTTTGGGGTCAGTGTCGGGATATAATTCTTTTATTTTCTCATCGACCAATTTTTGGAGATTGTTGGATTTAAAAGTCTCAATTCCTTTTCCTAAATGTTTATCTTTAATACTGTCTAACCAACTTTTACTATCCTTATCCTCTTCTACAAATGACTTAATTCTATCTAAATTAATAGGATTCAAACCATTCACAAAATTTTGAACGTCTGTATTGTCTTTATTTGCTTCTATATATTCTTGCATCTCTTTAATATCCATTATTTTATTACCTCCATTGCACTTCTAACTACTACTGTACCTAGAAACACATAAGTTTTATTTTTTTGAATGTTCTTTTAGGTCTACTCCATACAAAGACCCATTTGTAATATTTTTTTGCATTATAAAAGACTATTAACTAAAGTCCTTTGAGGACACAAGTTAATAGCCTAAATATTTTTGTTTTTCTTCCATTCGGAATACTTAACATAATCAATTATTTCTTTTGTTTCATTGTCTTTACGCCTACTTGGAGTCCACGCAGCGAAAGGGACATTTACAAGTAGGCTACGGCAAAAGGGTGCAGTGGTGGAATAGGTTTATTACTATCACCTATATCAAATTCCTGTCCATCGTAAAATTGACATATTTCCGATGTTTTATTATCCAATGTAGCTAGAAATAATTGTTTCTTTATTCCTGTACTTCTTGCTATTTCTTCATTTGCTTGTGCTTCAACTCTAGCCATTTCAGTTCTTGCCAAACGTAAAGACTCATACGCTTGTACATCGTATTGCTTTTTTATGTTATTACTTACTTGTTGTACTGTTCTATTACCCTTCATTGCTTCAATAATTTCTAGCTGCAATTTATTCATCATATCAGTTTTATTTGTCCAAATTCTATCAGAAAATAATTCACCCGCAAACTCTTTATTTACAATAGCGTCAATAAACTCTTGTCTAATTAAATTAAAGTCCAAGTCTATTTTAATACCCGAATCAAGTATAAAAGCATTTTTGTAATAAGTTTCCTTAAATACATTAGATAATAATTCTGTTGTAACTGCTATTTCGCTCCTAGTTAAACTAGATGCGTTGTTAGATAGTATTTTAGTTAATTCTTTCTTAATAGAATTTAATTTAACACTGTTCATAGAAATTAAATTATCTATTGCATATTTACCAAACATTATATAAACATAATCAAGTAATTCATCTCTATCAGATTTCTGTTTTTTTAAAATTTCTTTTATCTGCCCAGTAGTCAATTCTTCATTGTCCAATTTTATCTGCTCTATCATTTTTTGGTATTCTTTATCTATAGCCATACCATCACCTAAACAATATTATCTAAATTAATAGCATTAGATTCTTGTTCAGCCCTCAATTTAGCCATTTCTGCTTCTGTATTATCAACAAAGGAAAGTTGTGCTATTCCTGTTTCATTGCTTATCATACCACTTAGCTGTGCTAACATTAGGCTTGTAGTGTGATCGTCGCTAGGTATCATTGCAGTAAATTTAACTCTTATATTTCTGTAGTCATATTGTTTAGAAGTTAGCAATTCAATATAATTAAACATTAATCTTAGTCTATTCAACATGCAATCAGTTACAGCATTTTCATTAAATTTACATTTCTGTTCAAGACTAATTAATCTTGATCTTAAGGCAACCCCACTAATATTAGAAGATAATTTCTCATTGGTGTTTACATGGCTAGATAATTCATACATATTTTCTTTCACAGTAGTAAGAGTATTTTGGATAAATGTATCATTAATGTTTTTAACAAGCCAATCTACCGAAGAGTCTTTATTTGAAGTTTGTATTATGCCGAGTTTCTTCATATTCGCCAAATCTTCTTCTTTTACTTGACAATTTTGGAACTTCAAATAAGCATTTCTAAAATCACAAATTTCATTAGAAATATCACTCAAATTAGTTTCATAAGCATCTTGTAAGCCTTTGATATCTTCAAATAATGTATCTTTCTCGTCATCTCTGCTAGTTGTGCAAATAGAAATTGGAACTTCTCCAAATATATGATTTTTAACAGATGTTACAGATAAATCAGCAACTAAACATGTAGTTATTTCTGTAGAAGTGTATATATCTACATATTCTATATCAGAAAATTTGTCTAATTTATAAAAATGTAATGCCATTGTTGTATTCCCAAAATAATCACGATATACATAACAATTGAGTGGTGTTAGTAATCTACTACAGAATTGTGCATTGTTATCTATGTAATACAACTCATAACTTTCACCAAAAATTAATGAATTTTTAAGTAATTCTTGGTCGTGCTTCTTGCTCCAATGCGCTAAATTTAATTCTATAGCACTTATAATATCGCTATTATCTGTACTTTTATTTATATATGTGACACTATTCGATAATATATAACTAGCTTCTTCTTTTATAAATTTCTTCACAAAATTAGTTCTTACTTTTAGATTAGAACGTGTTGTTTGTAGTTTATAATCTCTTAAAGCATCTGTATCACCTTTATAATAGTTGTAATTTTTTTGCACATAAGATTTATTAATTCTGTAATCTTGTATGCAACTTTGTATTAATTCTAAATCCATAATTCACCTCCATAGGTTGTATTAGAATAATTTCTTAATGTCTAACACACTTATATAACTATTTGTTTGTATTTCATTTATATTTATATATAACTCTGCTACGGTATCGCTACTATCGTCATGTCCGTTGCCATATCTTTGACCAGCAAATTCTTTTATTTGTTCAATAAATTCAACATCATTTTCATTAAAAATAATTTGTCCCAAGTTAACAGGACTTACTATAGTAGAAATTTTTTCATCTTTATTTCTTCTCTGCATTTTATTTATAAACTCTATTCTACGACTAGATAAATCCTTATCTTTAGCAATTAGTTCTTGTATTTTTTTAACGTCAGCACCTTGAAATGTATTTTTCTCTATACATACATGAGTTATATCCTCATATTGCTTTAATAATTCAATAACTTTCTCACAATAAGCATTAAATTCTAATTTATCAATTATTCCTTTTCTAATATATAAAAAATCATTATCAGCTATAGAGCCTACTGCAAATGCTGAATAATCACTTCTATTAGTAGTTGTAGAAGCAGGGTCTACACAAAGCATAGTTTTAATAAATGTATGTTCCTCAATTTCTTCTGTAGATTGTGTTCTTATAGATTTAAACCATTTTTCACCTACATTTTCACAGTCGCACATTAACTCTTGCATAAATGCTGTTCTTTTAGTCAAGTATTTCTTTGCTAAACTTAAACAATTATATTTTTCCCAAATCGTGGGAAATTGCATATCAGAATAATTATCATTATAGTATTGCCTAGATAATTGTTCTCTTTCTTCTTCATTTAGTTTAGTGTCCATCATAATTTTTTTATAATTTATCCAATATTGGTTATTTTCAAAATAATCATCAATGTCAATATTTGTAACTCGTCTATGAAATACTTTAAAATTTACGTCTTTTCTAATAGTATTAACAAAACAATCTGTCGCAAGTGGTGTACCTAGCACAAGAAATTTAGTAGCCATTTTAATTTTTACATTATTTCTATATACAGATTCGTCTCCAGACTCTTTAATTTCTTTATAAAATTTATTAACTGCACGTTCTTTAGCACCATCAGTTTTAATATCATTCTCATTTAACACATCATCTAAAATAATAACAGTTGGTCTAAATATACCATCTCTAGCAGAATAAGAAGTACCTCTAACAGAAGTTTCCCAACCATACGCCCTTATCATTGTATCGTTGTCTAATTCTAATTCTTGTTTATTTACAGTTCTATCTTTCTTATTTACAAGAGTTCCAAATGCTTTTTGAATAGTATCAAATTCAAGAAATTTTCTTACGTCTGATACAAATGCTTCAGCATCTTCAGATCTTTTACCTATTATAAGAGAATAACGAGATTTTTTAAAACAATGTAAATAACAAGATAATGCTTTATTTATAGTTGTAGATTTAGAACTTCCACGAGGGAGTATAAATTCAGCCATATCATGTGTATCATCAATAAATATTTTTTGTAATTCTTCCCATATTTCGTAATGTAAATTTGCCAAGTTTCTAGTTGTATTATTAGATTTTGGTACAAATATATCTTGTAAGAAATAGATACAGAAAAATTCTATATTATTTGACGCTAAATTTACTGCTAATCCATTTTTTGTAAATAAATTATCTTTATATTTTAATATAATATTAGTTGCACTCACTTCTGCTTCTTGTTGTGTTAGATTATTATTTTTAATATAATTAAGTGTTAAATAATGGTATAATATATATTTATCTCTTTGTTTATCAGATGTAAAATTCAACTTTGTAAAATCTATCATGTTATTATTCATTTTCCCCCTTTCTGTTTAATTATTTATTATTTATTTTATTTTTATATATTTGTTATCTTCAAGATGAATGTCACAAATAGGTAATCACCATTAGGGCGAGTAGTCGTTATTAGTACGAGTAGTAAACTTGACCACTTTTGGTTAAGTTGTTAGTTAACGTATATCATCATCAATCATATTCAACCCATGCCACATAGGCACACGTGTCGACCTCACCGACACTACAATTACAATTAGGATAGTGCAAACTTGAACTTTCCTAAATAGACAATCTGTCATTTTAGAATCTTGCTATCTATGGCATAGATACCTAAATATTTCTAATATCTACGACAATACACAACCGTCAAACTCTTCACACTTGTAATACCTTCCCCCGTTTTGGGGAAGGACTATCACCCAATCCAATCTTGGCTTCGGCTAATTATGACGATGGATTATCAATTGAGGGCGAGGGCGTACTAAATGGTACAGGGTATTGTTATTATTATTGCTATTATTATTAATCTTTCTAAGTTGGGAAAATATTATAAAAAATTATATAGTCCAATGCACCAAAATCATAATTTTTACATTAGAAGGGTGGGTGGGTCTATTATATGCAAGAAAAAAGAACAACCTATTCAGATTGCTCTATATCTTTTAATATTCTATATATTGTTGTTCTTCCTAGTCCTGTTTTATCTACTATATCTTTAATCTTATATCCCTCTTTAGCCATCAACTCTACTATATCAGCCTTATCATTCCGCTTGTTAGGTCTTCCACCTTCTCTACCTCTAGCCTTTGCACTAGCCAATCCCTCTTTAGTACGTTGAGATATTAAATCTCTTTCTAGTTGGCTTAATCCTGCCATTACAGTTAAGAGGAAACTATTATAAGGATTATCTGTTGTAGTATCTAACCAAGTATCTTTTATACTCTTAATACTAGCACCTTTATCCTTTATCTTTTGTACTATCTCTAATAAGTCCTTAGTGCTTCTACTTATTCTTGTTAGGTCAGCAATGATAACTATATCATCATACTTTAATTCTTCTAACATTTTATTAAGTTGTTCTCTATCTCTTTTAGTACCTGTAATCTTTTCTTTATATATATTTCTACTATCTACACCATACTTAACTAAAGCATCTATCTGCCGATCTAAAGACTGTTCTTCTGTACTAACTCTTGCATATCCTATTAACATTCCTAGCACCTCCGATATATTATATTATTAATATACCATAAACGTACCACAATGTAAATAGATATTGGAACGTTTATTGAAACAATTTTGAGTGCTAAAAATGGCTAAAATACGTTAGTTAAAATATTGTACCATAAATCACCGTTTAAGGGACAATAAAAGAAAGATTTTATTAACTTTTTATCATATATTCATGTAATTGTTATTATGTGCATACCTCTAGCATATCTACCAATGTACTCTAACCCTAGTTATACCAACGTTTAACACGATTATAGTATAATTATTTAGCTTTTTTCTCTAATTCTATCAACTTAAAATCATTCAATTCGTTCATAATTTGTTCATTGGTTTGGTTATTATTGTTATTTTCATCTGATATTTCTTGTATTTTAGTAGTATTTTTACCCAAAGTTTTATCTATCAAATAAATTAAGCAATCTGTTTTTATCTTATCGCTGTCAGATTCTAATGCTAATCTCTTAACTTCTGCAATATACTTATCCATATCATTCATAATTGCGTTCTGAGCTTTAGAAATAATTTGCTGTTTGCGTTTGTTTAACTCAGCCTTCACATCATCCAATTCTAACCACGCATATACTGTATTTCTAGTCACCTTTATATCTTTTGCAATCTGTGTAATAGTGTCATTCTTTAATATTCCTTCTATCATTTTCATTTTCAATTCTGACAATTCTTTGTTAGTTCCTAATGTTCCCATTCATCTACACACCTCCAGTTTATTTGTTTACCATATTTTAATATTAGTTTACAATTAAAATATATTATACCTATCTATTTTTCTACAAAATAAAAACACCCAAACTGGGTGTTCTTGCTAATCAATGTTATTAATTTCTTCTCTAATTTGTAAAAGCAATTCATATTCACGTAATTGTTTTGTATTTTCTTTAATTTTAAAATCAAGATTTCTTCTATGTTCAGTTCCTTTTAGGCTGTTATCCATAGTCATTTCTTCTAGCTCTGATTTCAATGACTTTATTTTATTTTCCAAAGAAATACCTTGATGTTTTTCATCAATAAAATCCCCGATTAATTTAAATATTTTATTATACTTTTCATATATCTCCACAACTCTCACCTCCCACATAAAATATTTTACTACACTTCAAATATTCTACATTAAAAGCAATTATCCTTTTTAATATTTCAATTATTTACATTTTTTCTTACTATCCTTCCAAGTTTGATAATAAGCAACCATCATAATTAACGAACAAAATCCAAAAATATTCGCTGCAACTTTAATAAATAATATATCTACATTCATAATATAAGCACATATAACAGCCATCACAAAACTTTTAATTAATCCCCTCACATTTTTATCCATATATTCCCCCTATATTCATATATTAATTAATTAATGAACGCTTGTTTAATGTGTGATTTCAACAACGGCACAAGGTTCAAAGCCTTATTTTTCTTGTATAGCGTGTACAAATTATCTACTTAATCTACTATGTCTTATCTCTCTCATCTCATCTTTCACACGTTTAAAACACTTTAGAAACTCATACATTTCACTATCATTTTTAAATTTATTAAGCAATTCTCTAACTTCATCTGTATTGTTAAAAATATAATCTATGTATTGTCTATTAGCATCTTCATAACAAATTGTATCTATTTCATTAATATTATGCGACTTTAACCATGCAATTTTATTTACACTCGATATTTGTATTGTTTCATTTACCATTTCTGTCCTCCCATATCAATTTTCCTGGTGTTTTTTCATTTTCAACATATTCCATAACAAATATTGCATTACCAACATTGCTATATTTCTTGCCTTCATTTTTTAATCCTGATATAATATCTAACATTTCAATTTTATTTGCATAAGGATAAACTAAACAATTACACATTACCCTCACCTTCCAAATTTTCTTTTTTCCAATCTAGTACTACACTTTTCCATTTTCTTGCTGTACAAATAAATGTTACATAGTTATAACTCATATTAAACTGTGCAGCTACATCTTTTCTGTTAATTTTTTCTAAAAATATTAATTCTAATACACGTATAATATCCGATCTCTTATATTTGCAATTCCCATTTCTTTCGTTTTGCTGTGCTAGTTTCATTTTTTTAGTATTAACTTTAACACTTCTGGTAGCATGTTTCTGCTTATTAATTAAAGTCCAACCTTCAATTTTTTGTACATGTTGCAACCACCAATTTTCCCTATCTTCTAATTCCTCTATACTACATTCTTCTAATATAGTATATTTCACTCTAGCTTTACCACCCTCGTTAAATGCTTCTTGTAATTCTTTATATCTGTGTTCATTATTTTTAAAAAAACTGCGGTAATGTGACCAGCGTTTAGATATATCGCTGCTTGAACCAACATATAAATTTCCTGTTTTTACATCCTCAATTGCATATACTCCACTTATCCCCATTTTCATTTTATATCCCCCTCGTTTCCCCTTACAGAAAACTTTTTTAATTTTAATTTATTTTAGTTTTTCTATTGCATTTGTATTTGATTACTGTTATAATTAAGTGAATACTTTTTTGCATTTTTAAATAAAAAAATATATAAGCAAAGGGAATCGCATTTCACGACCCCTTATATGTATTATTATTTACAATTCAAATAAATCAATTCTTCCATACTTTGGTAAAATATAACTTGTTGTGTATCCAAATTAATTAAAAATGTTTCCCAATCATACTCTTCTATTATAATTGTATTCGTTGCTAAATTATGAGCGAAACTTCTAATATCATCTTTACCTATGCCAATTTCGAGTTGTACCCCATTTACATCATTTACATATAGAGTATCCTTATCTGTACCACATTCTATTGCATTTTTGTCCATCAATTTAATAATTTGTTTTTTGTATCCCATTTCCACATTCCCCCTGTTTTTGGTATTGACTTTGACATCAACCCTATGTATAATAAAATTGTGTTAATACGTTTATTTTTAGCAAAAGCATAATAAATGAAGGTAGCGACCCCTCAATACTATGCTCCTACTGACGGTATTTTTAATGTTGTTCCGCAAACAACTCTACTAGTATTGCTTTTTAAAGCAGAGAAAATTTTGATTGATTATCTACTCTTCTCCCTATTGTAGCACCTACAACACACCCTAAAAAACCTTGTTAAGCTAGTCATATCAATGGTTTAGAAACTTTTAATTATAATTATTCGGTATTAAATTTATTTGAATAATTGTAATAATGAATCTCCAAATGTTATAAATAACACTTCTAAACTAATTGATTCTATTCCACTTTTCTTATCTATTCTATTAGATTTATGTTTTACAGTATTTAAACACTTTTTCATAACAGCTACAATATCTGCTTTTGTAAGCTTTTGATCTTTTATGTACTTAGCTGCATTATATTTATTAGAAGTTACTTTATCATGTTTTTCTTTTCTACTTAGTTCAGAATTGCCCATTACTGCTTTGTTCATGAAATCTAATGAATTAATTTTTCTAACAACATTATCTACTTTTTCATGATTAACTTTATTTTTATTCTCTTTTAGCAGTTTAGCAACATGTACTGTAGCATTTCTACCTTTTTTGTCTGCAATTTTATCTAGTTCTTCTTGTAGCCAGTCCATTGGAGTGTCCATTTTGGTATATTGTGCTTCAATCCAATCTTTTTGAATACTGTCATTTACTTTTAGCAATTCTAGCAATTCAGATTTATCTAATAATTTTTTATAAGCTTCTTTATCTTTTTTAATCTCTTCTAAATTAACATTATTATCTGCACAATATTGTTTTATAATTGGTGCATCTAAATCTCTTCTATGTTTTTTATTTGTTATTTGTCGTTGTTTATCTGCGCTATTATCCCCAATATATCTAAAGAAATTAGGTTTAATTCTTCTTTTATCTTCAGCACTTATAAATTCCATATCTTTTTTAATAATTTCTAATTCCTTAATAATTTTTAATTTAGCAAACTGTTTTTTAGCCTTATCTATTTCACAACAAGAGATACTAGAAAGTCTGCTACTTTGTTTATAAAGCTCATCTAATTCTGCTTGTGCTTCTAGCTTGTTATATCGTAGATGATTAAATTTACTGTTTATTTCTTGACTAAGATTAATTACTTGCCCAATATAATTTTGTGCAATAGCTTTATCTACAATACACATATTTAAAGCATTTAACTCTCTCCTAACGTTCTCACCTTTAATACAATTTTTAGGTATAAGAGTTTTGTCTTTTCCAATGTTTTTACAAGCTTCAACAATTATAGTATTGTTTGTTAAAAGGTTACTATCAATATCAAAATCTTCTCCCTGATATGTAGATAAAATTGGATAATCTATGCTATTAAGAAATACTATGTTTTCAGTATCGTTCATGTAAGTATGTATATCATCTATGTATTTGTTAACTTGAATACCTATATTCCCCTCGTTAACATGAGGATTCCTGAATCCAACAACGTCTTCTCCATTATTAAATCTACTACAATATAGTTGATTACCTTTTAATTCAGAAATACCATCAAATTTCCCCACAGTAGCATTTAATAATTCAACAGGATTACCGCACGCAACACAATAATCTGCACTATCTATCAATATTTTACCTGTTCTGATTTTATTTACATAAGAATTTATAAAATTTCTTCTATAATCTTTAAACACTTGTGTGTGTTGGAAGTCGCTATTTTTGTGTGACATAGCAACAAAAGCACTTGTAACGTCAATTTGATTACCTTTTGTAATTTCTTCATCATCATCTATAAAACTATTATCTATAGAATTAACTTCTGCAAGAAAGAAATCTAAATCATTTTTTAATTTATTTACATATGCTATTTCTGGTGCTACTAATTGAGATAATTCAGATTTTGTAAATGGAATAGTATTAACCATTTGGTACGACAATCTATTTTTCGGAATACCATCATCAGAAACAAAATGACTTTGATGCTCTGTTTTGCACACGCCAAAGGTTGTCCCACATCTTTCCTTCCAATAAGTCAACCACGCACCTTCTCCGACATAACCTTTTCTAGTAACTTCTTCTTGAAATTTAGCTATTTTAATTGCACTTGGTGTAGTTATTAACTCAATATCTTTTACAAATATTTCTTTCCCAAACATATCTGTAACAGTAAATGTTTCATAATCAGCACCAATACTATTACAATAGTCGATATAATATGCTTCTAAATCACACGAAAACCCAGCACACTTCATATATCTGTTTCTCAATAAAGCTACTCCCTTGCCTTTAATAATCTCATTATCTTCAAAAATTTTCTTCGAGAGAAGTCCTTCCCCATCCCAAATTGAGTTAGATTCTTCCATCATTACATTTTCTGTATGTAATTGTTCACCTTCTAGCCATGTTTTACTCATTTTCCAATTAAATTTACTCTCATAATCATCGATAACAAGAATATTTTTAGGGTCAAATTTTATTGTCCCAATTAAACTACTCAATGTTAAGCTTTCATATGCTCTTACACTAGCAATATCTACTTCCCCTGTAAAATCTAAGTCCATTCTTGCCCATACTAACGACTTGTCCACTATTGTATTTAACATAAATAGATTATCTCCAACTCTAGCTTTACCACTTCCACGTTTCCAATTTTTCATTAAATTATTATTGAATTTAAAGCCATTATTATATGACCAAATTCTTAAATCAAGCGTATTTACTGCGATTTCTTCTTTTTTATTAATATATTTCTTATTATATTTTACGTTAATAATATCTAATGTATAAGCTTTCCCATCTATGTATTTAACATCTATATTGTCTTGTAGATATGGATTTTTAACCAATTCAAACGACCAATCAATTTTACCATTTAATATTTTATCTAAGTATTTTTCTTCTACAACATAATTGTTATCCTCATTTTCCATAGCAGCTTTGTACAACCAGCAACATTCTATTGAAGGTATATATATTCCTTCTACTATCTCTGCAACTACTCTTTCCTCATTAACATTTTTCATAACCTTATTCCCCCATTTGATTTTTATTTTTATTTGATTTGTGGTTAATTAAAATTTTGCTTTATTTCTTAATGTAATGCTATCTAAATCAGATCTAAGCTTGTCCGTATCTTCAAAAAGAAAAACTAGAAATCCAATTTTGTTTCTATTTATTTCAGTACCCTGAAAATTATTTCCATTTTTCATTAATTCTTCTGCAATTTGCTTTTTAAATATTTTTTTGATATTCAATTTAATTTCCCCCTATTTAAAATTTATTTTTTATTTATTGTTGACATTGCACATAATAATATGGTATACTTAGTTGTAATCTTACCATGGCATAACTATAACATAAATTAAAATTAATGTCCAACACTTTTGGGCTTTTTTGAATTCACTCAAAAATGGGTGAGTTTATTTGTGTTTAGAAAAGTTTCCCCTTTGGAGGGTAAATTATTAAAGTTTGCACAGTCTATGCCAACCCACTAATAGCCATATTCTTAAACTGTGTACAAAGGTGGACACAGTTATTTTGCTCACGGTCGGAACGTTATCACTTATCATTTTGAGTGATAAGACAACTGTTCTTCATTTTGAGTATCAGTTTAAGCGTCACAAAAGTGTGCACCTTGAACTGATACTAGAATATTTGCAATCAACCTTACAAGTTCATTTGAAGAACCTGTTCTAAATGGCTCATACCCTTTAAAAATTTCTAAAATGCACACTATGTATATTTAAAACACGTACGTACAAGCATTATTAAGCAACTAAATACCGTTCTTTAATTAATTTGAATATAAGTATACTAGCACAATAATAAGTGTAATATGTACTCTATTTAATTTGATAACGATAGATAATAATAATAATAATCACAAGCAACTTGTTGCGAAGTGAAAAGGAAGTTCAGTCGCTGCTTTTTGCGACTTAACGACGTGCATTTGATTTTATCTTTTCTTCTATCTATTAAAGTAAGTCAAAAGATTAAAAGCAAAGTCAAAAGATAAAGTCAAATGCCTGACGCACAACAAGTTGCTTGTCATTTCGTCTTTAAAGTCAAAACGCTACGCTGACTTGAAAGCCAAAATTTATTATTTTATTTATTTATTATTTTTATTCTGATTATGTGTTCCCTCAATTGAGTGAAAGTACAATTCAAAAAGCGTTCCATCTTTCGTAGGCTTATATATAATTTTCTAATATAGGGTTACGAAAGATGGAACGTTTTAGAGGATTAAACTATATAATTAACTATTTCTTTTACCTCATTTAGATAATTTTCATTATTAACAATTGACATTTCCCAACTTTTTAAATATTGAGGTTTCTTTTTAGAACCTTTAAAAACTTTATCTTCTTCTTCTTCTAAAAATAAATATAATATATCATTATCAAGTTGCTTCTTTCTTACTATTATTTCTTCAACTTGCAATTTTGCTTTTTCTGCTACTTTTGATTTTATTATTTGTTTTAATTTTTTTGCATTATTATATTCTTCATCAATTATTTCTCTATTTTCTTGATAATAAGCAGTAATTTCATAGCCAACATAAAAATACATACATTCAATTTCTTTTTTAACTTCTTCTTTTACTTTGTCATAAAATTTTCTTAATGCTTTTTTATCAAATTTAAGTTGTTGAATTGTTGTGTCATATGCATCTAATAATTTTTTCTCAATATCTTTAATTATTTGAGTTTCTTCTGTATTAGCAATTCTTTCTTTTGAAATTCTTTCTTCATCAAAGTATGAAATAATGTATCCTTTTTGAAATTTAATAATATTTTTATTCTGCAATCTTGTCAATGACTGTTCAATTTTTCTATTTGCTATCGAAGAAACTTGAAACATAACGTTGTTAAATGAAATAAAAGATAATCCATTTTTTGAAATATATTTGACGATTTCTTCTTCTTTTGTTTGAAGTCTTTTGTAATTTTCATTGATTAAATTTGCTATTTGTAGCATTTGCAAGTTTGTTCGATATATTGTATTGTCTATTTTGTGATTTTCTTGAATAGAATAGAAATAATTTGTTAATATAGCATCAATATAATTCGCATAAAGAGTAGTTTGATTTCTACTCCCTTCTGATTTTCCACTATGCCCTTTTCTATTATCAATTTTTTCTTTTACTTCTGCAAAGATCTCATCAATGAAGGTTTTCTGTCCTACTTTATGATATGTGAAATACCTTTCAAAGTCCTTATATTGACAATTTCGTGAGTTACCTCTACTCTTTTCTTCTACTTCTAATAAACTACATAATTCTTTGTATTTGTATCCTTGATTGATTTGTAAATTGTTTGTATTCATAATTGGTATTCCCCCTAATAATTAGATGTGCTTTTTTTTAGTTTAATTAATTCATGTAGCACAAAATTAAATTTATCTGTATTTTCAAAACTATATACCGTTTTTCCTTCTTCATCCTGATATTTAAAGTATCTAAAACCTATGAAATTCAGTGCTTCTGCTAAAGATTTCTTTTTAATTACTGAATAGTTATTTTCCATATTAATTACCCCCTGTTGTAATGTTCGGAATGAACTTTACAAATTATTGTTTATTTATGGAGGATTATAATATCCAATCCTCCATAAATCATATATTTATTCTATGTATCCTCAGTTAAAATGGAGGATTGCAAAAATAATTCTTGCATATTGACTTTATATATGTTAATATTATTGTGTAGTGTTCTATTCATTTTCAGCAATATATTGAGAAAATAATTCTTCTATAATAACATTGATGCTACATCTTCTTGCTATTGCAAGTATTCTAACCAGTATTCTAATCTGATCTAATATATCTGTTTGAATAGAAGTTGTGAAAGGTTCTCTTTCTACGTCAATTTTTGGTCTCCCCATCTATTTCACCCCCTTGATTTCTATAAGTATTTAAAAAATAAAAAATATATACATCTAATACGGACAATTCATTTCCCCCATAGCGTTGTTACAAATCTAGTCATATAGCCATTTCTAGCTATTATATGTGCAAATTTATTAATCCTATTCGGACATTTGAAATTATTGTTCCCCTTATTGTAGCAGATGTAAATTTATAATTTATTGTCTGTAAGTGTTGGTATGACTAGCTTTACAGTATGTTTGATGAAATTATTCGGTATTAAATTTTATATAAAGCATTTCCTTTAAAGGAAACGATATATGTTTTGCTTTGGGATTTCCCAACATAAACTCTAAATTTTAACCTCTCTCATACTCGCTCATGCTTCCATTTGCTACGTTTTTCTTCAACATGATTTTAATAAAATTCCACTTTTATCAACTTTGTTGAAATTAAAAGAGTAACCATTTAGGCTACTCTGATTTTTAATCTAATATTTCTTTGCTACAACAAACTAATTGTTCTATACAACAATACAAATTTGCAAAATGTCCTTTTAATATATCATCTAAAGTCCACTCATTTTTTTTGATACAATATTCCACATAATCGTAATTATTAATCTTTTGCATAAACAGTTCTTCTAGCACAAATTTTCTTTCTTCCCTTGTCCCACCTGCATAAAGGTAAATATAATCTCCCACGATTTGTTTATCCAATTTTTGCTTTCTTGTTTCCATTTTTGTAAATAAATTTTCCATTTTATCATCCCCCATTTTTTATTAAATTCTTGCTTTCCAACCTAATAAATCGTAAATATAAATTCCATCTTCATCATTGCAAAAATAGTAGTCTTGGTATTTGTGGCTATATTCAATAATGCCTTGTAGCCAAGTGTTATCATCTGTGTCGAAAATTTCTATTGGTTCTCCTGATGTAAAATAATAATTATCTTCTAGTGCATATCTGCCCTGACTATTATGTTTAAGCTTTCCTTCATGGTCATACTTTTTATTCAT